TTTTCAGCTTGGGTTGCAGTATTCCAAGTAAAGTTAAGTCCCTTGGCGAGGGCATATGCTTCGATGTTGGTGGCATTCATTGCGACACCGAGGTTATCCATCATCGTGAAATTACCCTTGGCGGCACCAGCCACCGAGTCAAGGGCAACCTGCATATCAATACCCATGACGGAGGCCATATCAGCAGCCCTTTGCATGGCTTTTTCGGTCAGGTCAAGACTCTTCTGCTGTTCGATGCCGGAGCCTTGAAAGAGAGCGCCCATCTTGTTCGCTGTAGCGAGATACTGGCTTTGTGAAACACCCATGTTTTTATAGGCTTCCTCACCCGTCTTCTGGATAGAGTCAGCATACTTTCCAAACACCGCTTCACTACCGCCCAGGTTTTGCTCCAGCTCACCGAATTGCTGTACGACCTCTTTCCCCAGCTTAATTGCGGCGGCACCGGCAGCAACAGCTACTGCACCCATAGCAATGCCTACACCTTTTAGGGTGCCACCAAGTTTCTCAAATCTACCGCCGACATCATCAGCGCTTTTTCCTGTTTCCGTCAGCCCTTCACCAAGCTTATCAGCATCACCTGTCGCTTCCTCAAGCTCTCTCTCCATACCGTTTAGTTCAGCCTTGGCATTGTTAAGCTGAATTGCCCAGTTTTGAGTCCTGCGGTCGTTTTCGCCAAAGCTTTCGGAGGCATTTTTTAGAGCCGATTCGAGGGTGGAGATTTTCTCCCTTTGTGCATCGATCGCCTTATATAGAACTTCATTGCGGGCGGTAACCGCCTGTATGCTTTTATCGTTCTTATCAAATTCCGAGGAGACAAGTTTCATTTCACTCCCGAGCACCTTAAAGGACTGGTTGATGTCGCGAAGAGCATCCTTGAATTCTTTTTCGCCTTCGATGCCTATTTTCAGTCCAAAGTTGTCAGCCATTTATAACGCCTCCTTTCTAAAAACTTAAATTCCAAAGGGAATAATGTCATCGATGGACATTTCCTGCTTTGGCTTGGAAAGACCAAGAAACTGCCTGTGGCATTCCCATAAGTCCATGAGGAGTCCAAGGGGAGTAAGCCATGTTTCTTCCTCCGTCCTGTGGAGATGGACCGTTCCGTAATACAAAAGCCGAGTAAAGAGTTCATTCTCGTTTACTCGGCTTGCACGTTTTTTGGATCTTCTTCCGAAGTAATATCCCGGGCAGTTCCTTTGAACATCGCCTCGGTGATTGCCGTCTTATAGGCTGCAAGTTCCAAAGGAGAGGTTAGAAGTTCCACTTCCTCCTCGGTGATGAGTTCTTTCGGCTTATCCCTGTGCTTGAGGTTGTGGATGAGGATTGACTGGTTTGCGAGGAGCGTAATCAGCCAGATGATCTCATCCAGCGCGAGCTCGAAATTCTCGGCTTTTAATAGCTTCTCACCTAAATTTTCCAAGCCTCCGTATCTGCGAGCGATTTCCTTGGTGGCACGAGTGGTCAAAATCAGTTCATATTCCACGCCGCCGATGCCTATTTTCGCGCTTCGTTCGTTATCCATATATCAGACCCTCCTTACGGTGTTACTGTGAAAGTTGGTTCATACACTTCAGTAAACCACCCGGTTATGGTTGAACTTAAAACACCTGTGTCGCCGTCATTGACTTCCGCCTTCCATGGGTGCTTGCCCTGGCCGTCCAGCTTGTTTCTTCTCATCACAGTTCCTTCAATAGTTGGGGTTGAGAAAGTGATGCTGTCGCCCTTTGTGGCAAGATTGGTGGCGGGGATACCAAACTTTACACGGTATAGCCAAAAATAACGATACTTTCCGTTTGGTTTCTTTGCCCTGAACCCGACAGCGACAGGAGCGCCGCCATCCTCGCTTGCTGAAATCAAGACTTTGTTGTCATCAATGGTCGCGCCAGTCAAATCGCCAGCAGCAGCCGCGCCAATATCATCTACCCCAAGCGCAAGAGTCCCGCTTTGGAATTCCTTTATTACTTCAGCTGCGCCATCGTCCGCATAAAGAGTTGCTTCGGCAAGTTCAACCGACAGCTCGGCACTGATCGCTTTTGCCAGCGGAATGGGAGTGCCGTAGGTTTCATCACCTGCAGCGCTTTCGGTGATTGTAGCATAATAGAGTTTATCGAGACCGATAGTAGCCATAATTTATTCCTCCGTTTCTAATTGATATTCATATAGTTTTGCCACATCAATGGCATAGTGGTGATAGCCGGTGTCATCCTCATGTCCGATATACCGACGGTCTGTTATAGTAAAATCCGCACCCAGCAGAGCACGGACAATTTTGTTTTTTAGAGCCGTATAGCTCTCCTTGTCAAATAGGGATATCCGTGCCTCCTGGATTTCATGCCGGGGTTTATCGTCGGTATATAGCTCGAACGTATCAACCATCGGTGTGATCACAGCGTAACGATCTGGCGCAGGCTCAGAAAACACGCCAGTCTCCAAAGGAACGAGGGGTGAGATGAGGGCATTCAGTTCACTTAGGAGGCTCATATTTTTTCGACCTCCTTTTCCAATGCCGAAATCATAGCATTAATACAGGCATTTTTACTCGCTGATTTCGCGGGTTTTAGAAATGGTTTTGGTGGTTGCCCGCTTTTCCCGTATTCAAGTACACCTGCAATCATGGCGTTGCTTTTCCCATCCGGCCGTGGTTCAGAGAAACCCACCTTGACATTGAAGTTGCCGTCCCTATCCTGTTTTGCGGAGGAGACACCGAGCGCTGAAACCAGTTCGCCGGTTGAGCGGCTTTCTTCCTTTGTAGCATTGCCAATGACTCGTTTGAGGTTGCTTTTAACTTTTTCCTCCACAACATCGCCGCCTGCTTTCAGAACACGAGGGAGAATTTCATCCGTCTTTTCACCAAGCCGAGATACTTTTAGAAGAAACTCATCCGGCATTCTCATAGTTGCCTTAGCCACCGGGTTTCACCTCCTTAGCCAGCACTTCAATATACATACCGCGGCCCTTGACATCCTCTACAGAGGTAATCTCAAACCGGCCCTCGCCGTTTACCACAACCATCGAAGTGGTTATGGTTACACCTGGGATACTGCGAAAGCGGAAAAGGTCGGTGGCTTCTGAAAATGCCGCTCTGTTTGCCCATTTCTCATTGCCGTGCCGACCTTCTCGATATGCTCTGATGGAAACAACTGTATTGTCGGTTTCTATCGAAAATCCTTCACTGTCTTTTACAGTAGCTTTCTGGATGATGTCTATAAAGGTATTCATTTTTCCATAGCTCATAGTCACACCTTCCAGTCCCGGTCCAGCCTCATAAGAAGATTGACCGTGTTCCAGACCTGCTGACCGGCTTGCACATTATCCGAGAAAAAACCGCCCGTACTGCCGTCCCGGCTCTCATAAAAGTGGGACGACAGCATAATAACGGCCTGCTCAGTAGTAGGAGTCATCTGGTTATCTATATAAAAGTTCTCAGGAAGGTGTTGATAGCTTTCTGCATAACTGACGGAGGCGGCAATGTATATTTGCAGCAGTTCGTCGTCATTGTCATGCTGAAGGATGAGATTTTTCTTGACCTTTTCAAGTAGTGTCATACCGCCACCGCCCTTTCCTGATCATTAAGCATCAGCAGCCATTAATCCTACGGCCTTCAGTTTCGCAAGTAGCGAGTTGAAATCGTCAAGTAAATCTGCATGATCCTCGGCTGTACTTGCAGGCTGGTTTTCGGCTACGGGTATTTCCGGCACTATCGGGTAAGAAGGTACGTAAAGCTTTGCATCTTCTCCGATTTTAGCTTCTACTGTTTCGCCGACACCTTTTGCAGACGCTTTGATACCGCCAAGCGATGCCTCAGAAGCAGGCGCTGCAGTAGCGGTGATACCCGTTACTGTAGCGCCCTCCTTAATTTCCAAAATACCGCCAATGACGGTTTTACCGCCACCTTGTTCGGTATAGTTCTTAGTGTTGTAGCTCATACCGCACCTCCGTTAAGCCTTCTGCTGGAGTACCTTGATAGCCTCCGGCAGAATGAGTTTGCCGTCTACACGCTGAGTAGCTACAAAGCCTACCTGGCCAGTAACTGCAAAGAGTTCATTTAGTCTTTTAAATACTCTACCTTGACGGTCGGCTACCCAGTAATAACTGAAATCACCGAATGCTATCGTCTTCGCTCCGGCTGCAATAGCAGGCACATAGGAAGATGTAAAAAGCGGACGGTTAAGAATAGTATCCGGAGTTCCAGCCTGGATAGATGGCTGCCATAGGTACTGACCTTGACCGTCTTTCAGCTTACGAATTGCCTTTACTGTTGAGTCGTTCATTATGAATACAGACTTGTTACGATAAGGTGCTTTTAATGAATAAAACAGGTCAAGCACTTCATCGAGAGTGATAGCTGTTGCACCCGCAGTAGTTACACCGAGTTGCGCTCCTCCTGTTGCTGCCAGGATACCGTTCGGTTTACCAGAGCCATCGCCAATAAAGAAAGCCTCCTCTTCCTTGTTACCGATACGTCTTGCAAATTCCCTTGAAATATAAGGTTCAAGTTGGAATACACTATCGTTTAGAAGTTCCTCAGAAACCTTAATCATCGTACCCAGCTTATAGGCTCCAATAGATACTTGACCGAAGCTATCGTCACTTTCTGGAATTGTGCCTTCCTCATCAATCCATGAGGCTGTGCCCTTGGATGCGACCACCGGAATTTTTCTATCGCCGGAAGCGGTGGTGATAACTTTAGCCAGTCTACGGAAGATGTTCTCATCCTCCAAAGCCTCTACAAGAGTTCTCTCGAATTCGTCAGGAACTAAATATCCACCTTCCGAATCCGTGCCGATTTTAAGAGCATTTTTTACGGTGGGATCAAGACCCTCCCCGGCGCGTGTACGCATAGCATTCCAGAATGCTTTCCTGTATTCGTCGGTTGCTCTGCCGGTTTTGCCTTCCAGTTTGGGATTGGCTGGCTTGCCTGTCAATGGATTAGCCATAGGAGCGTTAAGTTCCGCATCCAATATAGCTTGTTTTTCCAAACGGTCTATTTCCTTACCAAGAGCAATTACATCGGCTTCCATTTTGTTGTAAGTTGCCTCATCCTCAGCAGAAATTAAACCATCTGTGCCACGCTTGGTATCTAAGAACGCTTTGGTAGCGTCCCATGCTTTGGCGCGTTTCTCGCGCAGTTCTAAAATCTTGTTCATAATCTTTTCCTCCTATTAATGAATGATGTTGTTGAGCCGCTTTTCCAGTGAATCAGCGGGTGTACTTTTTTGGGCAGGTGTTTTCTTGGGACATACTTTATCAAGTAACGAATTTGTGACTGCTCTTCGGCTGAAAGCATAGGTGAAGTCATCTTGCTGAATGTGCTTTTTCTCATCCTCCAAAATTTCATCTGCAAAGCCGAGTTCAATTGCCTTATTAGCGTTTAGCCAGGTTTCCGCATCCATGAGATGAGAAAGCTTGGTCCTTGATAAGCCGGTCTTGATTTCATAGGCATTGATGATGCTTTCCTTTACCTCTGAAAGCATGGCTATGGCTTTTTGCATTTCTTCGCTGTCACCGATTGCTACGGTTAAGGGGTTATGGACCATCATCAGTGCAGTAGGTGCCATAAACACAGTTGTTCCTGCCATAGCGATTACGGAGGCGGCAGATGCTGCGATGCCGTCAATTTTGATGGTAACTTTGCCTTTGTAGTCCATAAGCATGGTGTAAATCTGGCTTGCTGCAATGCAATCACCACCCGGTGAATTCAGCCAAATAACAATGTCACCCTCACCGGCAAACAAATCTTCTTTGAAAGCCTTAGGGGTGACATCATCATCAAACCATGATTCCTCGGCAATCACGCCGTCGAGGTAGAGCGTTCGAGTATCGGATTTTTCATCCTTGACCCAGTTCCAAAATTTCTTCATTGGGTTTCCTCCAATCTTGTTGTATTTGCGAACGCACCAGCGTCCTGTAATTTGGTCATAGCTCCATTAATGAGGTAAAGATCACCTCCAAGTTCCACTGGTATACGGTCAAGGTTCTCAAGTTCTCTGATGTCATTCGCACTCATCCAACCATTTTGTCTAGCGGTTGCGTAGCCACTCATACGGCTTACATAATCTCCTCGAAGCAGACCGTCCACATTAAATTTGATGAAGACCGTAGGTTTTTCACTTGCCATGAGAAGAGAACGGCACATATTTTGTTCCCAACGAACTACCCATGGGTCAAGTGTATATTTCACAAACTCTAAAGACTGCTGCTCAATATTTGAAAAGCTACTTTTCTCAAGGTCAGCCAACATATGTGGTGGCACTCTGAAAATGCGTGCAATTTCATTTATTTGAAACTTTCTTGTTTCTAAAAACTGTGCCTGTTCAGGTGAAATACCTATTGGTTGATATTTCATTCCTTCTTCAAGGACAGCTACTCGGTGAGAATTAGCAGAGCCTTGATATGCAGAGTTCCAGCTTTCTTTAACCTTTTGCGGGTCCTTAATTGTGCCGGGGTGCTCCAAAACTCCGCCAGGAGTAGCACCATTTGCAAAGAACTTTGCCCCATATTCTTCTGTAGCCATAGATAAACCCACAGCATTTTTAGCCATTGCAATAGGAGAGTAACCTACTAATCCGTCAAACCCTAAGCCTGGTATATGCAAAACATCAGAAGGGTCAAGATAAACCTGACAATCTTTTCCAAGGGCAGGTACATCTTCAGTGTTTCTTTGGTACAAATAAAAGAGCCGACCATTTTTATCTCGGTCGACTGTCATTTTGTTTGGCATTAAAGGGTAAAGAGCAATA